AAGAGCAAAGACAATTAACAAATGCACAATTTATACAAGGTGGAGAAGCTTCCTCCAATTTAAGCTATCAGACAAACAGATCTTATATCAATGAATTAAACGATAAAAGGTCCAGCATACGGGTGGTTGATCCAAAATATATTGATAGATTTGCAGATGAATTTGAGAAGTTATTAAATGTCTAATTCGTCGCAGTCAAGCTCTGAGGGTAATTTAACTCCTGGATCTTATGAGATAAGAGAAATATTATTTTTCCCTAATCAAGGAACGACAGCGGAAACAGGTGTAGATATATCCCAGGCAGTGGGAAGTATTACTATTGAAGAAGATTTAAATCATCCATTTATAGAATGTGTATTAGGAATAATTGATGCAGCTAATTTTTATGAAGAACAAAAGGTAAGTGGTAACGAAAAAGTTACCATAGATATTAAAAGAAGTCCTTTACCTGGGACAAAAGAAAAATTTTCAGAGTTTAAGCTTACATTTTTTATTGCAGAAGTATTTAATTTTGTTAGAAATGCCCCAGGTAAACAATTTTATAAATTTAGATTAGTATCAGAACATTTATATACTAATCAATCAAAAACATTACAAAGGTCTTTTGAAGGATCAATTGGTAAACTAGTAAAAGACATTTGTATAAAAGATTTAAAAGTGTCTAAAGCAACTATTAATAGTGATACAAAAGACATTATCAAAGGGGTATATCCAACAATAAGACCAATACAAGCGATTAATTGGTTATTAAAAAATGCATTTGATAACGGTACACCTTACTATTTTTATGAAACATTAAAAGATGGATTACAATTTAACTCACTAGAAAACCTATATGAAAAAGACATATATGAAGAATATCAATTTGTTCCTTTTTTCGATCATGATATAGGAACTACAGGATCATACGACGAAATACGAACAAGAATTAAATCTTTTACAAGTGATCTGAATATGGGTAAATTAAATGATGTAGGTTCGGGCGCGTACGCGAGCACGCTTCACACAATCGATCTCGCGACAAAGTCCTATAAAAAAACAGTTTTTAATTATGATTCAAGTTCACCTAAAAAGTTATCTAAGGAAAAACCGTTTAGCGATAATTATAAAATACTAGATAGAAAATTATCTGAACTAAAAGAAGGTAAAAATTATTTTATATCTTTAAATTCAGAAGCTTATCCTTCGCATAAAAATTATCATGCTCCAGCATTTAGTACAATATTAAAATCAGAATCACATTTACAAACGCTAGGTTTTAATACCCACACAATTAACTTACCTGGTGATTTTGGATTACAAGTAGGAAATAAAATAAAAATCGAAACTATTAAATCAACGTCAATAGAAGATTCTGATAATGCGACAGTTATGCTAGATAAGTATAATGGTGGAATTTATTTAGTAACAAGAGTAGTTCATAATTTCGGGGATACATATAACATGATAGTTACTATCCAAAGGGATTCAGTCGAGGCAAGGGATAATGCGTAAAGATATGTTTTTAGATGGAGAATTTTCCTGGTTTATGGGTGTTATAGAAGATGTAATCGATCCAAAGAAAAGAAATAGAGTTAAAGTAAGATGCTTTGGTTATCACACAGACGATAAAGGTATATTACCTGTTGTTGATCTGCCGTGGGCAACTGTTATGATGCCAAACACTTCTCCAAGTGTAGATGGTATTGGAATGAATCACCAGTTATTAGAAGGAAGCTGGGTGGTTGGATTCTTTAGAGATGGACCAAGTGCACAAGACCCTATTGTTATGGGCAGCATGGCTTCATTTACAGAAGAGGCACCAAATACAGAAAAAGGTTTTACTGGACGATTTGGAATCACCGCAAACACAGAAGATGTGCCAGAAGAAGTAGATTCATTTAATGATAACCAAGTAATTAAAACAGTTGGTGGACATTTAATTGAGTTAGATAATGCCTTAGATGCAGAAAGAATTAACATTAAACATAAGAGTGGAACAACTATATTAATCGATAAGGACGGCGGCATACAAATAGATGCAGTAAATGATATAGTTAATATAGATGGTAATACAACCATCACAGGAACTCTTACAGTGTCCGAGGCAACATCTTTACAAGCAACGTTGGATGTTACAGGGGCTCAGACTAATTCTAGTACGATCGTATCAGAAGATACTATAACAGATAGTGGTGCTACTTTAGCAACGCATACTCACATAGGAGATTCTGGTGGAAATACTGGATCTCCTAACTAATAGCGTATAAATAGATACATGGCAAATACAAATTCACCTTTAATACAATCCGATGCATCCATAAGTGGAAACATTCAAAAAGCAAAGGTTGTAAGTAGAAAAAAAGGACATAGCGATTTGGATCTAAGTTTAAAACTACATCCAATTAGAAAAGATTTAAATGTTTTAAAGGATGATAATGCTATTAAGAATGCAGTTAAAAATCTATTAATTAGTAATGCATTTGAAAGACCTTTTCAGCCACAGCTCGGGGCAAATCTAAGAGGTTTATTATTTGAACCAGCAGATGCTATAACAAAAATAGCTATAAAACAAAATATAATAAATGTTATAAAGGATTACGAGCCAAGAGTAAAATTAATATCTATTGCAATTAATGATCTTTCGGATCAAAATGCATATAGGTTAACAGTTAAATTTTTAATAAAAGAATATGACACAAGCGAATCTGTGGAAATATTACTAAGAAGGTTAAGATAAAATGGCAAGCAATTTAAAAGTAACGGAATTAGATTTTGATCAAATTAAAACTAATTTAAAAAACTTCCTAAAAACTCAAACAGAGTTTAATGATTATGATTTCGATGGATCAGGCATGAGTGTATTACTAGATGTTCTAGCATATAATACACATTACAATGCTATGAATGCTCATTTTAGTTTAAATGAAGCATTCCTAGATTCAGCTCAGATAAGAGGTAATGTTGTTACCCGTGCTAAACTATTAGGTTATGTACCAAGATCAGTATTATCCTCAAGAGGCGTAGTAACAATTGTAGTGGATGTTACTGGGGTAAGTGGAACTATACCTACAACTCTTACCTTAGCCAGAGGAACTAAACTAAATACTTTGGTTGATGGGGAAGAATTCCAGTTTGTTGTTTTGGATAATCATACAGCAACTATCTCAGGCAATACATTTACTTTCACAGGTATACCTATTGCAGAAGGTGCGTTTAAAAGTTTAAAATATAGGGTTGATAACGATATAGAAAATCAGAAATTTCAGTTATCAGATAAAGATTCAGATACTTCCACCCTTAGGGTTCGAGTACAGGACAATGAAGAATCATCAGCATTTGATATTTACACAAAATTCGAATCACTTAAATCAGTAGATTCAACAACTAAGACTTATTACTTACAAGAAAATTCGAATGAGTACTACGAAATATACTTTGGTGATGGAGTAACGGGTTATAAACCTATTAATAATAACATCGTAACTTTGGACTATATCTACACGAATGGTAAAGATGCTAACGGTGCGAATGTTTTTTCAATGGTAGATAACGTTGGTGGATTTAGTACAATTGCAGTTACAACAGTAACAAAAGCAGCCGGTGGAGTAGATCAAGAAACAACAGAATCAATTCGATTCAATGCTCCACTAACATTTACTTCTCAGAACAGAGCGGTTACATCAGATGACTATTCAGCTATTATTAAGAAATCATTTACTAACATTGATTCTATTTCAACTTGGGGTGGTGAAGATAATGATCCACCTGATTATGGTAAAGCTTATATAGCTATTAAACCTTTAACAACTACGGTTTTAACTACTGAAGAAAAGAATGAAATTAAAAATACTATTCTAAAGGGTAAAAATGTAGTTAGTATTACACCAGAGATTTTAGATCCAAACTTTACTTTCTTAGAATTAGATGTATTCTTTAAATACAATCCTAACCTTACAGATAGATCTAGCTCAGATTTACAATCAGTTGTAAGAGATACAATAAGCGATTATAACTTTAATAATCTAAATAAATTCGACGGTGTATTTAGACATTCGCAAATATTAAAAAACATTGATAATGCAGATCCATCAATTCAGAATAGTACAGTTAGACCTCGTATGTTCCAAAACATATCAGCAACAACGACGACAGCTAACAACAACTTTACTTTAACATTTACTTCTCCTTTTTATCAATCTGGGTCATCAACAACCCATATATTATCTTCTACTGCATTTTTAATTAATAGTGTAGATCATTACTTTGGTGATACCCCAATCGTGGGTTCAACAAATAGAACTGTTATAGTTTATAAAAAAGTAGCAGGAGAGAATGTTACCGTGATAGCTGATGCCGGTTTAATAGAGCCCGTAACAGGAAAAATTACTTTAAATAGTTTTGCTCCAAGTTCAGCAACAACTATTAGATTAACAGTTATACCTAACTCATTAGATTTAGCACCAAAAAGAGATCAATTACTTTCTATAGAAAATGCAAGAGTAACCATTACCCCAGAGATTGATACAATTTCAGTAAGTGGATCTTCTGGTTCAATCACATACGCAACAACACCTAGATTAAAATAATGGCAACCGATCACGAATATAGTTCACCGGGATACGTAGAAAGCGTAGTATCTTCTAAGAAGAAAACCAAAGAGCATATTAATTATAAGCAATTAGTTCCAGCTCACATATTAGAAAATTCATCGAAGCTAGAAGCTTTAATGAAATCCTATTATACTTTCATGAATATGGAAGAGTTTATATACGAGCAAACAAAAACATTTAGTGATGTAGTTCTAGATGGTAAAGCATCATTTAGAATATTAGATCCAAAGAATGAAAATGATGAATTCTTCACCGACGAAACTGGGCAAAGCTCTAGTTTGCTTATTACTAATACGGATGGAACAACTACTACAATCGCTTTAAATACTATTAATGTGGCTATTACAAATGGTAATGACTTACCTGGAACATTAGCTAAAGAAACATCAGAGGTTGGTAAAACATTTACCGTAACCGGATTAACTTCTCATAATGGTAAAACATCTACATTAACAACCGTTGTTAAAAACTGGGTTGGTCCTGGTCCTTCAAACGTAATGAATACGATTGAAGATGCTATGGATATAGATGGAAATGCTACAAACTATTTGGAGTTTATGCAAAAAGAAATTGCACAAGCTATTCCAAGAGATGTTACAGTTAATAAAAGAAACCTATATAAAAACATTATTGATTTTTATAAGGTAAGAGGTAGTTCTGATTCAATCGAGATCTTTTTTAGATTATTATTTAACGAAGTGGTAGAAGTAGAAAGACCCTACGATGTTACGTTAATACCTTCATCCGGGAGTTGGGATTCTAACTCGAATGCCTTTACTGATAACAAAGGATTCTTATCTGACAGAATAAAGTTACAAGATAGTTTACGTTATCAGAAGTTTAGTTATTTAATTAAAACAGGTAAAAACGTTTCTGATTGGTCAGATGCTTTTACAAGATTAGTTCACCCAGCAGGATTTAAATTCTTCGGTGAAATTCTATTGTTATTAAACTTTGTTAATATAGGTACAGTAAATAATAAAAAAATGATGAGTACACTGGCCAGATTATTTTCTGCAATGCCAGGAATTCAGCCAGGTGTTATTGGTCTTGAAGATATACCACTACTAGTTGAAATGTTTGCATCAGCATTTACTCCGTCAGTTTCTGCAAATATACACAGAAGTGCTACGTTATCTACCTCATTAAAAAATGGTGTTATAACAGGCACAAGTATTACAGCAGCTGGTTCAGGATATTTAACTCCACCAACAATTACAGCAGCAGATGGAACAAGCGGATATACAACTCCGACTATAACCTCAACTATTGCGAATGGAAAAGTAAATGCAATCTTAATAGGTGCTGGTGGAAAAGATTTTACTGCTCCAGCATTAACATTTACTGCACCTCCGACTCACACATTTAATGGGTCAAGTGCTTCTATTGTAAGTACATCAACTAATAGGATAACTTTAAGTGCAGCACAAGCAGCTACTTTTGAAGTTACAGATCATCTAAAGTATGTAACCACAGGAACAGCAATTGCTGGATTAGTTAGTGGAACAACATATAAAATTTTAGCTAAAGTAGGAAATGCAATTGCCTTATCTTTAACAACAAACAATACAGAAATTAATATATCAGGTGTTGGCGTTGGCGCGACTCACACATTTACAGGTATAACAACAACTGCTACAGCAAGCATAACAAATGGGATGGTTGATACAGTTACAGTAAAAGAACCAGGATTTGGTTATTCATCAGCTCCAACTATTACCGTTGGAGGTACAGTTGATGGATCAAATACTTCACCGAACATTAGTTTAGCTATTGATGCAAATGGAAGAGTAGATGGAGATAATATTACTATTACAAGTAGAGGATCAGGATACTCTACTATATTCCTTACACCAGGTGGTAACCCAAACATAGGTAAAATAGCATCTATAAATATAGTTGAAAGTGAACCGAAGAATTACAGAGTAGCTCCCACACTTATTATTGATCCACCGACAGCGAAAGACAATTTAGGTAATGCCTTAGGTACAAACGTACAAGCAGTAGCTACTTTACCCTTAGATGGTAATGGAAACTTAACAGGATCAGCTTCTATCTCAAATGTAGGATTTGGATATTTAACCGATCCAGCAGTTAGGTTAGGAAGTGCAGTTCATAATGAGATTCGTGCAAAAGATGTACAAGATATTTTAATCTTATATCTTAACCACAAATCAGATCGTAGTGAAACACTCGATGAAAATAATCCTTTTGAACTTAAAGCCCCGTTCGATACAACGGCAAGGTTATACGATCAAAATGGAACTTTAGCACATTTTGGGTCCACATCGATCCAAAACATGAATACAACTAGTATAAATAGATATAACGTGAACAGTTTTGTTCACACAGATTAGAGGAAACGAAAATGACAGCAATAGTCACATCAAAATTCAGAACGGTTAATGCCGAGAATTTTAAGGAAGATATCGGAGCAAATAGCGTATATGTAGCTATTGGTAAACCAGATGTTTGGTCTTTAACCACATCAGATACAACTGATACTACTCCGTTCACACCGAACGATCATGCAGATGATATTGGAGAAGCAAGAGCTAATTTTATGGCTATGCAAAAAATCTCATCTACTGATATTACCCATGTGGTTCCAAGATATACTTGGGACGGTGCAACAGCTTATTTTGCTTGGGATTCAAATGATGGTTCAATTAACGATAAAAAATATTACGTTATAACTTCAGAATTTAAAGTTTATAAGTGTATTATTGCAGGTGGTAGTACTAGTACTATTCAACCAACACAAACATTAACAGTGCCAACTGCAGAATCAGATGGTTATAGCTGGAAATATATGTACACTTTAACAGTGGCAGATTCAGAGAAATTCCTAACAACATCCTACATGCCAGTCAAGACCGTTTCCCTTGGTGGCCAAGGTACAGTATTAGGAGCAGTTTCTTCAAGCACAACTGTTATATTATCAGAAATTAATTCAAAAATACATACTGGAATGACAGTATCAGGTACAGGAATTTCCGGAACACCAACTATTGCATCTATTGCAGGTTCAGTAATTACTTTATCAGCAGCAAACTCTATATCAAATGCAGTTATTTTAACTTTTGCATATGCTAGTGATTCAGCAGCTGCTTCAGCTTTATCTGAAGGAGATTATGCTCAATACTTAAATCAAAAGGCTTCTCGCGACCACGCGAATGCAGCAGGTATAGAAAGAATCGAAGTAAGCGCAGGTGGAACATATTCATCTACTCCAACTGTTACTATCACAGGTGATGGAACAAGCGCAACTGGAACAGCAGTTATGAGTGGATCAGGTTCAACTCAAGCAGTAGCTTCAGTAACAGTTACTAATAAAGGTACAGATTACACATTCGCAGATATTACATTTAGTACAGGTTCAGCCTCAGCTAATGCTACAATCGCACCACCATCAGGACATGGTACAGATCCAGTTTCAGAATTAGGTGGATTCTTCGTAGGGATTAATACACAGCTATCCGGAGCAGGTGGAGCTGGTGCAGATTTAACAGTTGGAAATGATTTCAGACAGATTTCATTAATTAAAAATCCAACTAACTTTGGAACAACCACAATCGGTACTGCTAGTACATTAAAAGCTATGAACGCTTTAGACTTTGCTTCTGGTGTTTCAGTAGCTAGTTTTACAGTAGATGAATTGTTAACTGGTGGAACTTCCGGAGCAAATGCTTACGTAGTTCAAATAGATGCAGGTAATGGATATGTTTATTTTACACAAAATAGTAAAACTGGATATAAACCTTTTACAAATGGTGAAACAGTAACCGGTGGAAGTTCGGCTTTCTCAGGTGCAATTGAATCTTCTAACGGAGTATTAAATCCGGAAGTAAATAGAGGATCAGGTGAAATGCTCTTCTTAGAAAACAGAAATCCAATTAATAGATCAACTACACAGATAGAAGATATTAAAGTTATAATTGAATTCTAATTATAAATATTAGAAACAGGTAAAAAATATGGCAACAAGTAAAGTTAAAAACTATAACATCCAACCGTACTATGATGACTTTGATGAAACAAAGAATTATCATAGAATATTATTCCGTCCGGGATATGCGGTTCAAGCCAGAGAGCTTACCCAGTTACAAACTGCGTTACAAGCACAGATAGATCGTTATGGTCAATATGCATTTAAAGATGGTTCAAGAGTATTGGATGGTAAAGTTACTGTTGATACCCAAAGAGATTTTATTAAAATTAAATCTTCATTTACACATAGTGTTGGTGGAGCTTTAAACTCCGACACTTATCTTTCAGAATTTGTAGGTTCAACTATTACTGGATATGGAAATAGTGGAAATCAAGTAACAGCAAAAGTAATTGGATTCGAAGTAGCAGGAGATGCTTCAAACCCAGCAACTTTATATATTAAATACGAAAACAAAGGTGGAACGAATAGAGACGTTGGATTATTTGTAGCTGATGAAGAAATTATTTCAAATGCAAGTACAACATCTGGCACTGTTAGATACGGTGAGTTAGTTGCTTCAGGAGATACTCCTACAGGGCAAGGATCAATTGCTAATATTGAACAAGGTGTTTACTTTATTGGTGGAACATTTGTTTACGTAGAAGCTCAATCTTTAATTTTAGACAAATATACAAATACCCCAAGTTACATTCTTGGATTAACCGTAACAGAAAACTTAGTTTCATCTGATACTTCAGGTCATTCTGCATTGGTTGATAATGCTACAGGTACATCCAACTTTGCAGCTCCAGGAGCAAACAGATATCAGATATCAACTGCATTAGTAAAAGAACCTTTAGCTGTTGGATCTAGATCTACTGCTAATTATATTACATTAACTACAATCGAAAGCGGCAAAGTTCAGTTCGATCAAACCGATAAAAATAACGATGCAGCTTTAGGAAGAAGATTAGCAAGACGTACATTTGAAGAATCAGGAAATTACGCAGTACAACCATTTGAATTAAACATTAGAGAATATCTAAACGATGGTTCTAATAAAGGTTATAAAACAAACGCACAAATTGTAGCAGACGGCGATGCAGCTAATAACAGCGCTGGTACAACATATGGTAAATCAAAATTAGCAGTTGGTGTTGAACCATCAGTAGCTTATGTAAAAGGATTTAGAAATGAAAACCTTGCAACAAAATATGTTAAGGTAGAGAAACCAAGAGATGCAAGTGCAACTAACTTTGTTAATAATGCTACAACCCAAATCAAATTAGGAAACTATATTAGATTAAAGAATAGCACAGTATCTGGTCTTCCAGACATTAATAGTTTTACTTCAGTTAATTTAGTAAACCAAGCTGGTTCGACTATTGGAACATGCCGTGCAAGAGGCATGGAACAACCAATTGCAGGTACATCTGGTTATACAGCATTATATATTTTTGATATAGCAATGACTGGTGGAAATACATTTAACTTAGTAAGAGCAGTATCACAAGCAGGAACACCAGCATTTGCGGCAGAATTAATTAACAGAGCAGGTTCAGTTGGTCCAGCACCACAGCCAAGTGCAAATACAGATGCACTTTTATTTGATTCAGGTTTAAGTTCATTAGTATACAAATTGCCATACGATGCAATTAACTCTCTTAAGTCAGTTAGCGAAGATACTATATTTAGATCTAAGCAATTGTTTACAGGAACATCTGACGGATCAGGTAATGTAACATTTTCAGTATCAAGCCCTAGTGCGTTCGTTGATCAAGACGATAATTTAATTTTTGCCACAGGTGGTAACTTTGGACAATTAGCAAGCTCAGGTGGAACTTACAATTATACAACATCAAACACAACAACACTTACAATAACTGGTCTTCCAACAAGTGCAGTTATTAAGGTTATAGCAACAGTTCAAAGAAACGAAGCTTCGATTACTAAAACAAAAGTAAGCACAACTAAAGCAAACACAGTAGGCTCAGGTTATATAGGATTAAGCAAAGCAGATATTATTAGAATAATTTCAATTACAGATGGTAACTCATTAGATGTTACAGAAAGATTTACATTAGATAATGGGCAAAGAGATAACTATTATGGAATGGGTAAAGCAGTTCTTAAACCAGGATTTCCAACCCCAACTGGAACATGTACAGTCACATTTGATTATTATTCACACGGTTCAGGTAAATATTTCTCAGTAGATTCTTACCCAACAGCTGATTACGACACAATTCCTACATTCACTGGCATTAATGGCGAAGTACAACTTAGAGATTGTTTAGATTTTAGACCTAGAAGAGATGATGGAGATAATAATTTTACTTCTACTGGTTCTAATTTAACAGTTATGCCACATCCATCACACACTTCAACTGCAGATATACAATACTTTATGTCACGTATTGATAAATTGTATGTAAACAGATCAGGTGAATTCTTAATTGAAAAAGGTGTTCCATCGGATATACCTTCATCACCAACGGTTCCAGATGATGCAATGGCTTTATATGATTTACATTTAAGCCCGTATGTATTTAGTTTATCAGATATTAAACCTAAGATTATAGATAACAAACGTTATACAATGAGAGACATAGGTTCATTAGATAAAAGAATTAAAAACTTAGAATACTATACTTCATTATCTTTACTAGAACAAAGTGCAGCAGATGCTCATATAGTAGATGCAGCAGGATTAAGTAGATTTAAAAATGGATTCTTAGTTGATTCATTCCGTGGTCATCAGGTTGGTGATACAGCTAATAACGATTATCAAGTATCTATTGATAAAGGTAATGGTTTATTAAGGCCTAAATTCGACGAAAGAAATGTTAACTTAGTTAGAAAAACGTCTGATTCAGGTTCAGTGGTAATTAGTTCTTCATTAGCTCATTTACCTATAGCATCTAATACAACTATTATTGAACAACCGTACGCGAGCTCGTACGTAAACGTAAACCCGTACAACGTATTTTCTTGGGATGGCGTAGTTAAACTTTCTCCAGATTCAGATGAATGGAAAGAAGTTGATCAGCGTCCAGCTATTTTAATTGATGATACTGGTCAATATGACCAATTTATTAAAATGGCAGACGAGACTGGAATCCTAGGAACAGTTTGGAACGAATGGACAACTAATTGGTCTGGTTCAACTATTGAAGAAGATAGCCAAAGAGAAGTTATTGCAGGTGGCGGACCAAACGGCGAAAACATTAAAGTTACTACTAACACAACTACTACAACAACTTCTAATCAAGCAAGAACTGGATTAAGAAGAGATGTTAGTTTTGATACAGTTAAAAGAGAATCTGATAATAGAGTCGTAGAAATTAACTTTATTCCTTTCATGAGATCAAGAGAGGTCTTCTTCTCAGCTGAAATGTTAAAACCAAATACTAAATTCCATGCATTCTTTGATGGATCAGATATTACTACATTCTGTAAACAAAAAGCATTTACTGAATTCTCTTCAAGATCTAATATAATAGATCATAGAGGCGTAACATCTCATCCAGATTCAAGTTCAGGTACATTAGTATCTAACGGCAATGGTGTATTAGCAGGTTCGTTTGTTATACCAAATAATTCAGCATTACAATTTAAAACAGGTTCAAGAGAATTTAGATTAAGTGATTCAGCAACTAACACGATTGCTACTGAAACTTCTTCAGCAGAAGCACAGTATCAAGCAAGAGGTTTATTAGAATCTAAACAATCAACAATTACTTCAACTAAAGTTCCACAATTATCTACTCAAGAGTTAAGCGATGGAAGATCAATTATAGAAACAGACGTTTCAGAAATAGTTACATGGATTGATCCAATTGCAGAATCAATATTAATAACAGAAGAAGGTGGAACATTCGTAACATCAGCTGATATATATTTCCAAAGTAAAGCAGAAACCATTCCAGTTAGATTAACAATTAGGGAAATGGAAAACGGTTCACCAACACAAAGAATTGTACCAGGTGCAGATAAGGTATTATACCCAGGTTCAGTTAACGTAAGTGCAACCGCAGCTTCAACAACAAACTTTGCATTCGATCATCCAGTATATTTAGAACAAGATCACGAATATGCAATTGTACTTACATCACAATGTGATGATTATAATGTATGGATTGCAGAAATGGGTAAATTTGACGTAGCTAATACTACATTCAGAATTACTAAGCAACCATATAACGGTGTATTCTTTAGTTCAGCTAATGCTTCTACATGGACAGCAGAGCAAGCTAAAGATCTTAAGTTTAAATTAAACTCCGCAGTATTTAGTACTTCCGGGGAAATAACATTAGTAAATGATATACTTCCAGTTAGAACTTTACCATCGAATCCATTTACAACAGCAAATGGCGATGCTACCGTTACAGTAAATCACCCTAATCATGGATTACCTAATAATAGTTCTAAAGTAACATTTGCAGGTGCAACAGCTACTAATAACATTAGTGCAGCTAATCTAAATGGACAAAGAACAGTAACAATAGTAGATACAGATTCATATACATTTGAAGCAGGTGGAAATGCAAACGCAGTAGGATCCGGTGGTGGCACAGCAGTAACAACGACAGAAAACAGACATATCGATGTTATGAATAACATTATTCAAAACTTAACATTACCAAATACTAGCTTAAGATTCTTTGCTACAACCCGTAGTGGTAAATCTATAAGTGGAACAGAATCCCCTTATCAAGCAAAAGCAGAGTTTGAAGTACTACCAGGAAAAAACATTGTATTTGCAGTTCCAAGAATGATTTCAAATGTAGATAATGAAACAGCTAATCAATCAGGAAATAAATCTTACTCGTTAAGATGTGCTTTAAGTACAACTAAGACCAACCTATCACCTATCATTGATATGAATAGAGCGTCATTAGTTACGGTTGCTAATAGAATTAATAGTGGTTCAGCTTCAGAAACAGCAGCAACCGGTGGTAATAACATAGCTAGATATATAACTAAAACAGTAGAACTAGCAGATGATGCAGATGTTATAACAGCATATATTGATGTTAATAGACCTGGTTCTTCTAACGTTGAATTATATTACAGAGTACTAACATCAGGGTCTGCAGCAGATATGAATGCAACAGCTTGGGCATTAGCTTCTTCAACAGCTTCAATAGGAATTAATGATAATCCAGCGGTATTCGAAGAAGTACAATATGAGATCGATCCATTAGGAGCTAACGTAAGTTTTGGTTCTATGCAATTTAAAATTGTATTAAGATCGACTAATACTTCGACTGTACCAACAGTAAAAGACTTTAGAGCAATTGCAGCAACATAGGATAATCATGGCAAAGAAGAAAGAAACACAAATAGAAATAATTGATCAACCAGATTTAGTTAAGGATACTGCTTCACAGGCGGTTATAAATACTAATACATCTCAACTGATGAATCGTAGATCTCAAATGAGTGCTATGAGAAACAAAGATGCAGAGCTTGAAGAAATTAAAAACGATATAAAAGAACTAAAAGCTTTGGTAAAAAAATTAGGTAAAGGATAATGGCAATTAATAAAGAAACAAGAACATTAAAATCCAATTCGATAGAAGAGCTCAGACAAAAGTCTAATGAGGTTTCTCTACATGTTGGAGATCATTCATTACTTGATAGTGTTATACAGGATAAAATATTTACTCATACAGCAGCTGCTGGTGATTATTTAGTTACTCCAGCTGCTACAAGATTTGAATACAAACCAGAAGAAACAGTAGATAATACTGCAGGTTACATCTTACTAACTGGGAGTCCTACTATTGGTGGAGGTTTCGCAGCAGATGCTTCAGTTACACAAAGTGGAGGATATTCCGCCACTATCGTAAGTGCTTCAACTACTAAAATTCTAGTAAAGAACTCTACAGGAACATTCAGCTCTAGCTCTACATTAACAGCAGGCTCAGATACGATCGCAGGATCAGCAATCAGAAGCTTAGTTGCAGAATCATATAAGAAAGCAGAGTTAATAGTTAAAGTAGGAAGTACAATATACACCCAAGATACTACTTCTACTACAGGATTTCATGTACCAAATCACGCAGGTTCAGTTACAATTACTGGCGTTTCAGATGCAGCAGATGTATCAGACTTTGAAGAAGGTGCAGTTGCATATCAAGGATCAAACTTAGCAGGTGCTACTTGGTCAGGAACAATATTAGATTGTTCAACTACATTATTAAGAACAAAAACAGTATCAGGATCATTTTCTGCTTCAACCCAAATTAAAGTAGACGGTGGATCAGATACAATTGGTGGTAGTAATCATGGTGATATAACCAATGTTGATACAACCTTCGGTTCTATAATAGAGTTTAATACTCCATTAAGTTCTGGTAATGCAGTAACAATGAATGCTACAAATCTAGTAGATGCTATTAATGAAGTCCAAGATGATATTGGAACAATTAGTACATTAGCTTCCGGGATTTCAGACAGATCAGATTTAGTTAAAGCAACTAACTCTCTTAAAACAGAAATTGGAACAGCTAGTTTAACAACCTCCGCTTCTACATTAAGAGGAGCAATTAATGAACACGAGACAGATATAGGTACAGTAGGTTCTTTATCTACTACCGCAACATCTCTTGTAAATGCTATTAATGAACATGATACAGAATTAGGAACAATCTCAGCCAGTGCCTTTGGTACATCCGCATCAACAGTAAGTACTGCAATAGCAGAATTACATACTGACGTAGATGCTAGATTGATGCTAACAAAAGGTACATCACAAACTATTAATGGTAATATTGCATTTAGTAATGCTAAGACGTTTACATTTCCATCCGGATCTACATTAGATATAAGACAAGGTTCTTTATTAACAGGTTCAGGTGCAGGTGAATTAACATTTGATACAGCATTCTTAACACTTACAGCTAATGATTCATCAGTTGCTGCTAACCAATTTGGTCTAGAAGGACGAAGAGTTGGTTCAGGTAAAGATGTAAGAATACAGTTTAATGAAACCCAAGTTACTGGAAATAAAGAAGCAAGAGCTTGGCAGTTACAAGGATTAGATGATTCTAATGCTTCAAACACTGCAGATATAGTTACATTCTATAATGCTAAAGAACTTATTACTAATAATACCGAAACAGGTATTGATGTAACATGGGATAGCACAAACCAAAACTTTGACTTTGCTTTATCTGCAGATCCAACCATTACATTGGCTGGTGATTTAGGTGGAACAGCAACATTAACTAATTTAACAAGTGCTACATTAACAGCAACTATTCAAGCTGGTTCAGTTGAGAATAGTATGTTAGCTGGTGGTATTACTAATGCTAATTTAGCTGGTAGTATTGCAAATGCTAAATTAGCTAATTCAAGTATTACAGTAAGCGATGGATCAAATACAAGTCCAGTTGCTTTAGGTGGAACATTAACATTCGCAGGAACATCAGGCGAAGTAACGGTAGCAGAAAATGCTGGAACAGTTACAGTTGGATTACCTGATAACGTAACAGTTGGTGGTAACTTAACAATTACTGGTAACTTAGACGTTAACGGAACACAAACAACTATTAATACATCAACATTAGAAATAGATGATACATTAGTCTTAATGGGAGCATCAGCAACTGAACCAACAACAGGTGGTTTTGGTTTAGAAACAAGAAGCTTCACGGGCGTAGGCACGCATTCGAGCAATGCAGCAAATGTAACTGGTTCACATTCTATTGTATATAACTTTGCAACAGATAGATGGGAAGCAGATGGTTCATTAATACTTTCATCAGCAACTGCAGGTGCTCCTAAAATTGAAGGACAGTTATTTGAATCTAATGACAATTTAACATTCTCAGCTGGAACAGGTTTAACTGAAGCAGTTTCAGTATCAGGTGTTGACACAACAGTTACATATACAAACTCAGATAAAGGTTCAAGCCAAAACATATTTAAAAATGTTCTTTCAGATTCAGGTACAGCAGTAGCTGATACAAATAATGATACACTTTCAATATTAGGTGGTAATAATTTATCAACATCTACTTCAGCTGATGCACTCACAATTCAACATACTAACTCAGGCGTAAGTGCTGCAAGTTATGGTTCACAATTCGTAGTACCAAGTATTACAGTGGATGCAAGAGGTCATGTTACAGCAGCATCAAGCAATACAGCAATTACCTTATCAGCTTTAAACTATACAGGTGATACTGACGCAAACAATTATTCATTTAATATTACAGGTGATAGTGGATCAGCAAATACCATATCTAAAACAGAAACACTTGATATAGAAGGTGGGACAAACGTTTCAACCGTAGTTGAAAATAACAAAATTGTTATTAATTCAGTTAATACCCAATATGCAGTAGGCGATGGTGAATTATCCCAAAACAACTTTACAAATGCTGATCATACTAAACTTAATGGTATATCACCAAGTGCAAATAACTATTCATTCTTAATCAATGGACAATCAACAGGTGGAAATGGTACTATTACAAACGGTGAAGTCCTTGGATTTACCGGAAGTGGTGGTGCAACTATTACTAGGGTTGGTGATAATACAATTAACATAAATTCTGCTAATACAACTTATTCAAGTTCAAGCTTTACTATTACTTCTTTATCTGGATTTCCTGGAGGATCTACGGGATTCTTAAGAGCAGACGGCGCATTTGCTACACCAAATTATCCAAGTATACCAGGTGTTCAAAACGGTGGATTAACTGAAATTAACTTTACAAGTGCTCTTAATACTAAATTAGCTGGTATAACTGCAGGAGCAACAGCTAACACAGGTACAGTTACGGGTGTAACTGGATCAAACGGAGTAACATCAGGTGGGGGAACTGCTCCGAACCTTACAATGTCAGGTAGTTATTCAGGAACTTTTACAGTTAGTGGAACTATTAATGCTACAGGTGATGTTGTAGCTTCTTATTCAGATAGTCGATTAAAAGATAGAAAAGAAAATATCACTAATGCATTGGATAAAATAGAAACATTAAATGGATTCTATTACACACCAAACGATAAGGCCGTAGAATTATATGACGGTGATTTAGATAAAAACGAAATAATGGTAGGGGTTTCAGCTCAAGAGGTTTATAAAGTAATGCCTGAAGTTACATCTCCTGCTCCAATCGATAATGATTATTTAACAGTAGATTACGGAAGAATGGTTCCTTTGCTAATAGAAGCAATAAAAGAACTAAATGCTGAAATCAAAGAACTTAAATCACATAAATAAAAGGATATAAAAGGTAAATTAAATGGCAGTTTATTCTAACATAACAATTGATCAAGGAACAGATTTTTCTTCTTCGATTGATGTGACAGATGCAGATGGTGATGCAGTTAATTTGACAGGCTATACAGTTAAAGGTCAAATTAGAAAAACATACACATCTAGTACATTCGTTAATTTAACTTGTGCAGTTTCAAATGCAACCGCTGGCATTGTCAGTATTGCATTAACTGCAGCGCAGTCAAATGCGATGAAACCAGGGCGTTTTGTCTACGATGTAGAGATAACAGCTTCTGGAGGATCTAAGACGAGAGTTTTAGAAGGGCAGGTTGAAATAACCCCAGGAGTTACCCAGATCTAATGGCTAACCTTAAGGCAAAAATTCGATCTAACCCAAACAAGATAGTTGCACAAACTTTAAAAATTGGTAACGTATCTTTGGCAGATTTAACAGACGTAGATACGGCTGGTCTGGCAGATGGAGCTATGATTCAGTATAATGCTGGAACAAGCAAATTTAAAATGACAAACTCACTAGATGGAAATAATCTAGTAATAAATTCGGGAACATACTAATATGGCAGCTTTAACAAGAATTAAAATATTATCCACAGCGTCTACCACCAGCGCACCGGCTAATATATATACTGGGGAATTAGCGTATTCATACGTTACTGGTACCCAAGCAAATAACGGTGATAGACTATATGTTGGTACTGGTACTGAAAACCCATATGCTCCAAATGTAGATATTATTGGTGGTAAATACTTTACAGCAATGTTGGACCATGTACATGGTACAGCGACAGCAGCAAGTGCAGTTATTCTAGATGCTAATAAGCATTTATCGGATATAGCAATTGGAAGTTTACAACTTGGATCTAGCGGTGGCTCAGGTCAAGCAGTAACTTCTGTATCAACAAGCACAACATTATCAGGTGCAGCTAATACACAATTACCAACAGCATTAGCGGTTAAAACATACGTTGATACTTTAGTAGATAGCCAAGATTTAGATATTGCAACTGATTCAGGTAACATATCAATTGACCTAGATGATGAAACATTTACTATCTCAGGTGATACAGGTATATCAACAACTGGATCCGGTAATGGAATTGAAATTGATCTAGACGACACGGCAGTTACAGCAGGATCTTACGGTTCGCAAACAGCTATTCCAACATTTACAGTTGATCAACAAGGTAGATTAACAGCAGCTTCAACAGTTACAGTTGCTACAGCATTAACAGTAGATGGCGATTCAGGAACAGGCGATGTATCTTTATTAACAGATGATTTAAGAATCATTGGTACATCATTAGAGATTGAAACAGCATCTTCTAAATCGGGTACAGACGTAACATTACAAATTGGTTTACCAAATGATGTTACTATTGGATCAGACTTAACAGTTACAGATAACTTAGTTGTTAACGGAAACGTAACCTTAGGTAATGCTACAGGCGATACAGTTCAAACTGGCGGTAACTTAACAGTTGGTGGTGATCTTACAGTTAACGGTACAACAACTTCTGTTAACTCAACTACAACTACTTTAACAGATCCAGTTATTGAATTAGCAAAAGATACTTCTGCAGCAGATGGATTAGATCGTGGTGTTAGTTTCAAATGGCATAATGGTTCAGCAGTTAAAACAGGTTTCTTTGGATTTGATATCCAAACACAAAGGTTAGTATTTACTAATGACGAAGACTTATCAGGTGGTGATAACGCATCAGCACCGTGGCACAATGCACAATTCGGTGGTGCTTATTTAGGTAACGTTCAAGTTGGTATTACTGGCGATAACGAAATTGATACTACTTCAGGTAACTTAACAATTGATTCAGCAGGTGGTACAACAACCGTTGATGATATTCTAACAGTTACAGGTGCAGCTTCAGCAGCTAGTTTAACATTAACAACTGACTTAGCAGTAGCACACGGTGGTACAGGATTAAGTTCATTTACAGGTAAAGGTGTATTTACATCTAATGCCGGTGGTACAGCAGTTAGCTTTGTAACAAGTTCCGATGATGGAGCAATATTACAATATAACTCTTCAGGTGTACCAATAGCTTCTGTCATTATAGATGGTGGAACATACTAGGTATAAATACATTATAACACATTAATATGTGTTTGTAAACATTTTATTAACTTCCTTATATAAGGATTGAACATTTAGGAGCCAAAATTGGCAAGAAAGACAAACATACAACTGAGGCGTTCAGCAACCGCTGGAGGCATTCCAACTACAAGTAATTTAGACTTAGGTGAATTAGCGCTTAATACCGTCGACGGTAAAGCGTATATGAAGACCACAGAGTCTTCTCTTGATAGTGTAATTCAACTCGGCTCCGCAACAGATACTTACCACAAGATAAGAAAAGGTAATGTAATAGTTATTACCGTAACCGTTGCTAGTAAAACAGCAGCTCATCCATTTCATGGATCAGGTTCAAGTTCAGGATATTTTTTAAATGGTATTGAAGCTCCACATTTTCATTTTGTCCCAGGCAATACATATAAATTAGATCAAGCAGATAGTTCTAACTCTGGTCATCCTCTTAGATTCTATTACGAAGCAGCAAAAACAACTGCATATTCAACAGGCGTAACAACATCTGGAACCCCTGGATCTTCTGGTGCTTATACCCAAATAGTTCCAACCGATACTACACCAATGGTATTACATTACCAATGTTCAGCTCATGGCTATATGGGTGGTAGATCAGATTATGGTACAAGAAATTTAACAGGATTCGTTACAGCTGATCTAACAGAAGGAACAAATCTCTATTACACAGACGCTAGAGCAAGAGCCTCAATTAGTGTAAGTGGGGATTTATCCTATAATAGTTCAACAGGTGTTATATCTTTTACAGAAACAACAGCAGCTACAACTCGTGCATTAATATCAGTCACAGATGCTGGTGGAGATGGTTCATTAGCATATAATAACTCCACGGGCGTGATCACGTACACGGGTCCGAGCGCGAGCGAGGTGCGAGCGCACATCTCCGCGGGTACGGGCGTAACGATTACTAATGGTTCTATAGCTATAGGACAAGCTGTTGCTACAACTTCTGATGTAACCTTTAATGATTTACAAGTAGATGGTAATACAATCATCACTGGTAACTTAACGGTTAATGGAACAAGTACAACTTTAAACGTTGCAACATTGGACGTAGAAGATCTAAACATAACAGTTGGTAAAGCAGCAACAACAAGCTCAGCAACTAACGGCGCAGGACTTACATTCGGTGCTTGGTCTTCAGGTACTATACCTACATTCACATGGGATCATGCTAACCAAAGATTTGCAGCTAATTATGCTATTGCAGCTAATATTACAGGTGCATTAACAGGTAACGCAGATACAGCTACTACATTAGCTACAGCAAGAACTATATCAGGTGTATCATTTAATGGTTCAGCTAATATAACACTTAACACTTCTGCAATAACAGAAAATACTAATCTATACTATACCAATGCTCGAGCAGATGCTAGAATTGCAGCGGCAAGTTTACTAGATTTAAATGATGTTGGTTCTGACGGAACAA